GACGCCAACGGATACAATTATCACGCCGCCGTCGCGACGGCGAACCAGTCGTTCACGTTCATGCAGTCGGGGCTGATCTCCGGCCCGTTCCTGTGGTTCGACAGCTACGTCAACCAGATCTGGATGAACTCGCAGTTCCAGCTTGCGCTGATGGAACTGGAGGTCACAGACGGCAACATTCCTTACAACGCCTATGGCGCCGCGCTTATCGAATCGGCGCTTGTGACCCCGATCCAGGCAGCGCTGAACTACGGCGCGATCCGGTCCGGCGGCACGTTGTCGGCGTTGCAGTTGCAGGAAATCGACAACGCGGTTGGCGTTACGGGGGCCGGCCTCGCGGTGCAGAACGTCGGATACTATCTGCTGATCGGGACGGCTTCGCCGCAGGTTCAGGCCGCGCGCGGATCGCCGCCAATCTTCCTGTATTACTTTGACGGGCAGAGTGTGCAGACGCTTTCCATGAACTCTGTGGACGTGGAGTAGCGTCATGGCAAACACAATCACCAGCGCCAACTCCGTCTATATTCTGACAATCCCTGGCGTCTACGCGGTCGGCCAGCAGCTACAGGGCTTCATGGCTGACGCGGCCTTCGCAACCGAAGCCGCCGAGACATCCGAAAACATCATGGGTGTCGATGGCGTGATGTCGAGCGGCTGGGTGCCGCGGATGTATAAGCAGACCATCTCCATCATGCCGGATAGCCCGTCGTCGGTGATCTTCGATGCCTGGGTTGCGGCGCAGGACGCAATTTCGGAAATCTATCCGGCAGCCGCGATCCTGACGATGACCAGCATTGGCCGCAAGTTCGCGATGAACAACGGCGTGATCTCGAACTACAATCCCATCCCCGAGGCGCGGCGCGTGTTGCAGGGCCGGCCGTTTACGATCACCTGGGGCGTGATTGCGCCGCTGCCGTTCTGATGGCGCGGCACGAGACGACGTTCACGGTCACGGATGACAACCGCGACCGCGGTAAGGTCTTCCATATCCGCGAAATGTCGGCCAGGGCCGCAGAAAAGTGGGCCTCGCGCGCGCTCATGGCGGCGGTGCGGGCCGGCGCGGACATCCCCGACGAGATCGCCGGCGCAGGCATGGCGGGCGTTGCGGCGATGGGCATTCGGGCATTCTTAGGCATGCGATGGGATGACGCGGAGCCGCTGCTGGACGAGATGATGACGTGCGTGCAGATCGTCACCGATCCTGGCCGCTCGCCATTTCGGCGCGATGTGACCGATGATGACATTGACGAAGTGAAGACGCTTCTTCGGCTGCGCGAGGAGGTGCTGTCTCTGCATGTGGGTTTTTCTCTGGCCGAGCTGCGGTTGAAGTTGACCAGTTCCTCGCGGACGGACGACAGTTCGCAGAATACCGGAATATCTCCGCCAGCCTCGGCATGATCGTGTCGTCTCGACTCGCCACGCTGCATGAACTCGATACCGTGTATGGCACCGAGGATATGTATGCGCTGATTGAGATCATCACGGTGGACGCGCACAATCAGCGCGTGGCACAGAAGGAAGACTGACTGTGGCCTCGATTGTTGATGCGCTTGTGGTCACGCTGGGTCTGGACGCAAGCCGGTTCACGTCCGGCTCCAAGCAGGCAAGCGCCGATCTTCGGAAAACGAAGGAAGACGCGAACGCCGCGGCCAAGCAGATCGAAGCATCTGGGCGCCAGGCGGCGGAGTTCTTCAAGCGCCTTCGCAACGAAGCGATTGCGCTGTTTGCGACGTTCACGGCTGGGCGCGGACTGGCGGAATTTATCCGCGACATAACGCTTAGCGACGCGGCGACGGGGCGGCTGGCGCATAACCTCGATATGTCGACACAGCAGCTATCGGCGTGGGAAAAGGCCGCCGAGAGCGTTGGCGGCAGCGCGGGCGCAACGGCTAGTTCGTTTGATAGCTTGACGCAGCAGTTTCAGCAGTTCGCTTTGACTGGTCAAAGCAGCGTCATCCAGTATTTCCGCGCGTTGAACGTCTCCATCTCTGATGCCCAAGGCCACCTCAGGCCGCTCGGCGACATCCTTCTGGACTTGGCCGACAAGTTCAAAGGAATGGACCCGGCGCGCGCGCAAGCGTTCGGCCGAGCGCTCGGTCTCGATCCGGGCACGATCACGCTCTTGGAACAGGGCCGCGCCGCGGTCGCAAAGTTGCTGGCCGAAAAAGCGAAGGTCAGTCCAACCGATGCCGATGCCGGCCGCGCGCAGGGTTTGATCGCGCAGCTACAGGATATCCGACAGCAAATTGACCAACTCTTTCGCACGATCCTGAACAACCTCTCGCCTGAGATATCGAAGCTCCTGGCGCAGCTCGACGACTGGCTGAAAAAGAACAAAGACTGGCTCGCGCAGAACATCAGCGCTGAGCTTGAAAAGTTCGCCGGCTGGATCAAGGCGATTGACTGGACCGCAGTCCAGAAGGGCCTGCATGATTTCATGTCAGGCACCGCCGGCGTTATCACCCATCTCGGCGGCTGGATCAGGGTCACGGAGACGCTGTTTGCGCTGTGGCTTGGCGCAAAGTTCCTGGCAGTGATGGCGAACCTTCGGCTTGCGGCCGGGATGCTGACGCTTGGCGGCGCTGGCGGTGGAGCGGTCGGCGGCTTGCTGGGGTTGCTCACGAAACTTCTGCCGCTGCTGGCGACCGGAGCCGCCGGCGGGGAAGACCCAGATTTCAGCAAGAAAAAGAACGACGAGTTCCTCAGCGGGCGATCTGGTGACGACTTTCTGAGCCGGTTTGAAAAGTGGCTGTTCGGGCGCAGCAGCAGTGGTCCCGGCGGGGTTCTGGGCGACTGGCTTCACCGCGCACTCGGAATGACGCTCGGGACGGTGCTGCGAGGGGGGCGCCCTGCGTCGTCTGGCGGCGGCCTGCGCGCTACCCCGGCATCCTATACCCAAGACGTGCCCGCGGCCGGTGGCGGCGGGTCCAGGGCGCCCGTCAGCGGCATGGGCGGCACTCTTCCGGCCGCTGGCGACGCCCGCGCAGCCGGCATCCGCGACATGCTCATGCGCGACCTTGGCCTGACACGGGAGCAGGCGGCCGGGATCGTCAGCAACCTCCAAGCGGAAAGCGGCTTGAAGGGCATCAACGAGCGCAACCCGGCGGTTCCCGGCTCGCGCGGCGGCTTCGGTTGGGCGCAATGGACGGGGCCGCGCCGGGTGGCATTCGAGGCTTGGGCAAAGGAGCGCAAGCTGGACCCGAGTTCGGATGCGGCCAACTACGGGTTTCTGCTCCACGAGCTGCAGACCAAGTATGGCCGGACCCTCCAAGCCGTGCGCGGCGCTCACTCGGCGCGCGACGCGGCGCGAGAGTTCTTCCACGGCTACGAAAGCGGCGGCGCGGCTTCGCTGGAGCGCTGGCTTGGTGCGCATCAGCAATACGCCGATCGGTTCGCTGGGCTGCCGTCGTCTCGCATGGCAGGTCTCGGTCGCCATCCGGCGGGCGATGTGAAACACGGCGGCGCCAAGCTGGCGATGCACGCTCGCGGCAACGTCTCGCACACGTCCAACAGCAGCAGCTCCGAGGTCCATCTTAACGGCCCGATCAGCGTCCAGACCCAGGCGACCGACGCGCGTGGCGTGGCGCGTGGCTTGGGTGGCGCGCTCAAAGAGCATCTGGTTTTCGCGAGTCAGGCAAATTACGCGCTCGCGTGATTAGGGGCGCCACGAATGCCCCTACAGACCATCGCGGTTCCTGCCGTGGCCAATGTCCCGGTCGCGCCAGGCGTGCCGCCAATGGTCGGGGCCGGCACGATTATCGAAAGCGCCGTGCTGCTGACGGCAGACGCCACATCCCTGGCAAGATCGATGCTAGGGCCGCAGTGGGGTCTCTTCACTACCGCCGGCGCCCCGGCCATCGTCGGCGATTCCGTCATCTCTGTTGACCATCGACGCGAAAGCAAGATTTCGGATTATCCTGTCGAAAAGGGCGGATTTGACAGCTACAACAAAGTGCAACTCCCCGCCGACGTGCGGATCACATTCGCATCCTCTGGCGTAGGCTCAATTTTCTCGTCGCTAACTTCCGGTGGCGCGATCGGAGCGGCGCTGTCTGGCGTAGACGATGCGCAGGCCAACCGGACTGCCTTTCTCGCTTCGGTCGAGGCGGCAGCAAACTCACTCACGCTGTTCAACGCGGTCACGCCCGAGGCGACATACTCCGGCTACAATATCATCCACTACGACTACCGCCGCACCGCGAAAAACGGCGCGACGCTGATCCTGGTAGAGATTTGGCTTGAAGAGGTGCGTGTCTCCGCGACCGGGACGTTTACAGCCACGAAGGCGGCGAACGGAGCCTCGCCGCAGAGCGGCGGCACGGTGCAGCCAACAGCCCCCACGGCGGCGCAGTCTGCGGCCGTCAGCAGCGGTGTTGCAGCGGCAGCGGGCAACGTAGGCGCTTCGGCGGCGAGCGGGGCCGCGGGAGCCGTTACGAACGGCGCGGGGGGCAGTATAGGGGGAGCCTTCGGCGGCGGCGCTGCTGCGCCAGGTCCGGCGACAACCGGCCTGGGTGGCTCAAACCCGATTGCCATCTGACATGCAGGTGATCCCACTCAACGCTGTTCCGTCGCAGACTGTTGCTGTCTTATTAGGCACCCAGAGCTGCGCTCTGAACGTCTATCAAAAGTCAACCGGGCTTTTCATCGACGTTCTGTTATCAGGAACGCAGGTGATCGGCGGTGTAATCTGCCTCGACGCGAATTTGATCGTGCGATCCAGCTACTTCGGATTCGCTGGCGATCTCGCATTCTATGATACGACGCTGCAGGGCGAAGATCCGTATTACACCGGCCTGGGATCGCAGTTCGTGCTGATGTGGCTTGAACCGAGCGATTTGGCATGAGCGGTTCATTCGTCCAGCGCGCAATAGACGTGACTTTCACGCGGGCTACGGGCGTTTTTGCGGAGGGCGGGAAGAACACGCTTACATTGTCGGGGCTGCGGTGCTCGGCGGTGATCACGAAAAACGGCGGCGCGTCCTGGGGCGCGCTCGATCTGCGCGTCTACGGCATGACGCTATCCACGATGAACGATCTTTCCACGCTTGGAATGCTGGTGACGACCGATCAGAAGAACTCAGTCTCAGTGTTCGCCGGCAACGTCGGGTCAGCGCTGGGTCTCGTGTTTGAGGGCACGATCTATCAGGCGTGGACGGACTTTCGGCAGATGCCGGAGGTGCCGTTCGTGGTGTCTGGCCAGACCGGGCTGACGGCGGCCGTCACTCCGGTGGCGCCGTCCAGCTACACGGGCGCGGCTGATGTCGCGGTTATCATGGCATCGCTTGCCACGCAGATGGGCCTCGCTTTTCAAAACTCCGGCGTGTCGGGTGTTGTGCTGTCGAACTCCTATCTTTCTGGCACGGCGCTGCAGCAGGCGAAGAACGTCGCGCAGCATGCCGGGATCAATCTCGATATCGACGCGAACACGCTCTACATATGGCCGAAGAACGGCAGTAAGGGTGGCGCTGTTCCGCTCATATCGCCGTCGACGGGCCTGATCGGCTATCCGACATACACAGCGAACGGCATTGACATCGAAGTGCTTTACAATCCGTCGATCACGTTCGGCGGCAAGGTGCAAGTTCAGAGTAGCCTGCCGCAAGCGTGCGGAACTTGGCAGGTGTATGGACTGACGCACGATCTGGAAAGCATCACGCCTGGCGGTGCTTGGAAAAGCTCCGTGCGGCTTGTCAGCCCGCAATACGCCGCGAGCAATGGCGCATGAGCGGCACGGGCCAACAGGACATCACGGACGGCAATGGCGCATTCAACGCCACCTCCTTCCTGGTCCGCCAAATGCTCGCCGAGACGAACACCGCAGACCTAGTAAAAGTTGTTTCGGTCACGAGTGCCGGCGCGCTTGCAAAGGCCGGCGTCGTGGCGGTGCAGCCGCTCGTCAACCAGATCGACGGTCAGGGAAATGCGACGCCGCACGGCACGATCTACAATCTGATCTACTTCCGCATGCAGGGTGGCGCGAACGCGGTCATTCTCGACCCTGCCGTTGGCGACATCGGCATGGCAGCCTATTGCAGTCGGGACATTTCATCCGTGAAAGCGGCCGGCGTACAATCGAACCCCGGCTCGTTCAGGCGGCACGACCGAGCGGACGGCATCTATTTCGGCGGCATGCTTAACGCCGTTCCTACGCAATATGTGCAGTTCTTATCCGGCGGAATCAACATCGTCTCTCCCGGCACGATCGGATTGCAAGCGACGACGGTGGCGGTGACCGGAAACTTGACGATCAGCGGCACCACGATGGGCACGGGCGATGGCGTATTCGCCGGGACGGATGTGCATACGCACGAGCATGGTGGCGTGCAGACCGGAACCGGCAACACGGGAATGCCGATCTGATGAGCCAGTCGCTACTTCTCGACAGGACGCTCTGGGATCTCACGCTAGACGCCCTCGGCAACCTCGCGATCACATCCACTCCATACGCCACCGCTCAGGACGCCGCCTGCGCGTGCCGCACGTTCGCGGGTGAAGTCTACTACGACACAACGCTCGGCGTGCAGTATTTCGGCCAAATGCTGGGTCTTACGCCGCCGATCCAATTCCTGAAATCGCAGCTTGTGGCGGCGGCCATGTCGGCTCCGAACGCGGCAAGCGCTGCGGTCTACATCTCGTCCATCGAGGGACGGAAGGTGTCGGGCCAGGTGCAGGTGACAGATATCAATGGCGTGACGACAACGGCCGGGTTCTGATGTCGTGAGCTACAGTTCCTCCGTCCCCGTTCCGACATTCGGCGCCAACGGTTTCACCGCCCCTACGCAATCCGCAATCCTGACGGGCGTGCAAGCCGACTACAACGCGGCCCTTGGCGGCAATCTGAACCTCGCGTTGAACACGCCGCAGGGTCAGCTAATGACCAGCCAGACGGCGGTCATCGGCATTATGTATGATCTGTTCTGCTATTACTGCAATCAGGTCGATCCCGCCTACGCTGCGGGACGCATGCAGGACGGCATTGCTCGAATCTACTTCATCACGCGCAACGGCGCAGAGCCGACAGTGTTGCAGGTGCAGTGCAACGGGCTGACAGGACTGACAATAGGTGTCGGCGCGCTGATCCAGGACGCATCGGGCAATCTCTATTCCTGCACGGCCGCCGGGACAATAACCGGCCTCGGCTATGTGGTTTTGTCTTTTTCCGCGCAGACCAATGGGCCGATCGCCGTCCCCGGCACGGATGATGTGTCGATCTACCAAGCGATACCGGGTTGGGATTCGGTGACGTGCGTCTCGGGTGTGGTTGGCACAAACACGGAGACGCGGACGGCATTCGAGTTGCGGCGCCAGGCATCTGTAGAGCAGAACGCAGTCGGCGTGCTGCCGGCGATTAAGGGCGCCGTGCTCGCGGTGCCCGGCGTCCTGAACTGCTACGTGACAGAAAACTACTCCGCTTCGCCGGCCACGATCGGCGGCGTGACGCTTGCGGCAAATTCGATCTATGTCGCGGTAGTCGGCGGAGAGTCTGCCGCCGTCGCGCAGGCCATCTGGACGAAGAAGCCGCCGGGCTGTG